ATGGATTTCATGCTATCAACCTACATTACCTACCGCCTAAGGTTCGTGCTATCTTTTTAGACAAACTAAATGATGTTGCATCTAATCAAAAGTTTAATGCGACCACACGTTTTAAGATAACTTATAAGTTGCTTATGGCAACAAAGAGCTATAAATACTTTAAACCTTGCTTTAAACATTATCTGTCAGCAAATGTAACTTCAAATATTATGAAGGTAAATGCAGCGGAGTGGAACATAGCAATATTTTTACAAACAGCATCATTCAAGAAAGCTAGTGCGAGTAAAGTTTGGGCTGATTCACGAGGACAATACTAATGTCATTACCAGTAAGCATAGATTCAATGAAGTCTACAATTAATCGTAGAGGTGGTGTAGCACGAGGTAATAGATTTGGTGTATACATTACTCATCCTTCTAAGAGTATGAATAGTTTATTGAATTTTAATCCAGCCACGTTACTCAGTAATTTAATATCTGGCGATGGTGTCCACGCTGGAGACTTTATACAAGATCCAAGAGATATGTTTTTACTATGCCAAAATGTTGTTATGCCAGGCAAACGTATTTTAACCACTGAAAAAACTTCTAATCATCATAATACAAAGAAACCTTATTCAGCTGCTACAGATGAAGTTACAATGACATTCTTAATAACAAATGATTATTATGTTAAAAAGTATTTTGATATGTGGCAAGAGATGATTGTAGATACATCAGGTGATCACTATAAAACATTTTATAAATCAGACTATTGTACTGATGTAACTATACAACAATTATCTAATAGTAATGATATTATCCCTGGATACAGTATTAGATTAGAGAATGCATATCCTATACAGGTTGGTGCGATTGAATTAAGCAGCGGATCAGAAGGATTGCTTGAAGTCAATATCACATGGGAATATGATAATTTTAAGAGTGTTGGACTAATAGATGGATTCGAAGATGTGGTAGGACATATGTTAGGGATAGGGAGAGATACGTTAAGTACGTTTAATAGATTATTATAATTTTAAATATGGAGAGAGATTGATATGTTGCCAAGAATTGCAACCCCAAAGTATGATATGATTGTGCCTTCAACAGGCGAGAGTATTACATACCGACCATACGTGGTCAAAGAAGAGAAGATTTTATTAATTGCATTTGAAAGTCAAGATGAAACTGCAATTGAGAAATCTGTAATTAATATTATTAAAGAATGTGTAGAATCGAAAATTGATTTTAAGACATTAACAAATTTTGATATTGAGTTTATGTTTATAACCTTACGAGGTAAGTCTGTAGGTGAAGGTATTAAGGTTAATATAAAATGTGATGAATGTGAAGAATCTAATGAAGTAAAGATTGATTTAGACAAAGTTAAAGTTCTAAATCTTGATGATTCGGTAGATAAGCACGTTAAGATTACTGATGATATATCCATTGATTTGAGATGGCAAACAACTGCTGATTCAAAAACGAATGCAAATACATCAAGTGAAACAGAAGCTGTAATAAATTTAGTTGCAACTTCTATTGAAACAATTTATAGTGGTGAAGAAATATTTGCTGCTAAAGATGTTACTAAAAAAGAGTTACTTGATTTTGTTGAAAGTTTAAATACCGATCAATTTAATTCTTTAGTAGAAGTAATTAGTAAGGCACCATATTTAAGTTACAATTTAGAATATGATTGCAAAGGGTGTAAGATACATAATAAAAGAAGTCTATCTGGATTGATTGATTTTTTTCAATAGCCCTTTCTCATAGTAATATAAGCAGTTATTTTAAAGTTAATTTTGCATTGATGCATGAACATAATTTTACTTTAACCGAATTAGATGATATGCTACCATGGGAAAGGGAAATATATATTGCCCTTGTAGAAGAGCATGTCAATAAAGAAAACGAACGAAGGAAAAAGAATAATGGCTAAAGATAATATTGCATTGTTACAGGAAGTCGTCGGTCAGTTACGAAAGCTGAATCAATTAAGTACCCGCGACAGACTTAGAGAATCTGAAGAAGCTAAACGAGCTGAAGCAATTGCAGTACAAGGCGAAGTTCAAGAAGATCAAGGAGCAATGGTTGTTAATGCTACTGAAGACTTTAGACGTAGATTTATTGCGGGCCAAGCTAAATCCTTTGTTGACGATTCAAGATCAGATAAACCTAAAGGTAAAGTACAAAAAAGTTTATTAGGAAATAGTATTGTAAGTAGAGATTATCTTTATGATATTGCAACTGTCCTTGATAAGCAATATGCAATGTGGCAAAATTTGTTAGGTGTACAGTCAGATCAATTAAAACTTTCTAAAGAAAATCAATTATCTGATAAAAAGTTTAGGTTAGATACAATTCGTAATGCTAATGAAAAACGTATAGAAGGTATAAACCCAAAAGGCATTGGATCTAGGGGTTCAGCGGGAGCGGGTTCAGCCTTAGCACTTGCTAAGCTAAACGCGGAAGACGCAGAAGAAGATAATGATGATAGTGGTGCTGGTCTTGGCACTGGTTTGCTATTAGGCGCAGGTGGTACTGGTATAGGTGCAACACTGCTATTAAAAATGAAGAAGATTAAAAAGTGGTTAGGAATAGGAAGTAGATTTGGATTCGCCGCTACAATGAAAGCTAGATTTGGTTTACTAGGTAAGAATCTTTTTGCAGGTAGACCTATGAGTGCTGCACAAAAAAAGCTGGCGAAGAATCCTAGGATGTGGCCAGTATTACTTGCTGCTTTAGTTGCTACATCATTTCTAAGTGACTCTGATGAAGTAATGACAGAATTCGATAGTGAGGGAGCTGTTCCTGGTGGTGGTGATGGTAATGCTGAAACGGGTATGGATAAAACACTTGGTGCAGTAAACACTGGATTAAATGTTTGGTTAGGATACAGTATTGCTAATTGGGTTTCAAAGAAGATGTTGAAAAAAACTTTATTCCAGGCGGCTAAAGCTATGCTTATTCGTGTAGGAGCTACTGCTGCAGGAAAAACACTTGCATCTTTTGCTCTAAGAGGATTAATGGTTGCAGGTGCTGCAGCTGCAGGATTAAGTGCACCTGTATGGGGAGGAATATTATTAGCGGCATACACTGGATATAAATTATTTCAAATGACTTCAGCCATGAGTCAAATTCATGAGGATGAGCAAGAGGGTTATTCAGCTCCGGCTGGAGATCATCATGCGCCTATATCGACCAAAGGGTTGGGTGGGGCTGAATTGATAGCCGTAACTCTTGGCCAAACTGGCGAACTAGCAGCTTCTCCTTTGATAGATGAACTTGAAAATGCGCAGTTAAACGCTAAAAGAAGAACCGACGCAGTTATACTTTTACGCGGAACAGAACAAGGGCCACTTAGGAAAGCTGTATATGATGGCCTATTGAAAAAAGGTTGGAAAGCTGGAGAGTTAGACAAGTTAATGAAAGATGCAGGTATTCCTCCAATTCGTGGGGTTTTAAATAAAAATTTGCAAAGTATGCCTGATATGTTTACAAAAGAAAATATTGCCCTTGCAGCTAAATTAATTTCACCTACGTTTAGACTTAAAGACGGCATTAAGAAAACTCCATTGCAATTACGAAACGCACAAATAATGAATCCAACTGCTGATGGTCCTATGATGTTTAATGATATGCCACATCATATATTTAAAGCATCAGAACCAGCAGCTGCACCTATTATTATTCCAACTGATCAATCAGTTAATGATAGTCGTATAACCAATATAAACATATATCAGGATCAAGTGCTTATTGGTGGCGGATCTGGTGGTGGTAATAATTTAAATAGTGTAACAACTTCTGACGGGATTATATACTCTTGGTAATAAAAAACCCCACCGAAGTGGGGTTCTAAGAACAACTATTTAACTCTTAAGCTTCAGCTGCTAACTTAGCAAAATAACTCATAGTGTCATCATTGTCCGAATCAGCTCTCGCTACTGGATCTGCTGCAACCGCAACAGGATCTGCATTGATGAAAGCTTGTTCAGATGCATTTGCTGTATCACCTGCAATGTCTTCATCCATATGATCTACTTCACTACGGGTCTTTACCTCTTCACCTAACACACGAGTTAACTTAAGATTAAGCTCACTGTATGATTTGAATGAAGTAGGATCAGTAAACTCTTTTAGAGCAAACTGTTGGTTATAGATACCTTCTAAAACACTATCATCTGCATTCAGTACTTCAGCAGCACCAAATTCAGAGCGATCATAGTTACGGAATCCCGCTACCTGTGCAATCTTCATCTTGAAGTTGGCACCTTTCCACATATCGAATGGGTTGACAGGTGACTCATCTTCATACTTAGGTTGCATAGAGTCCATGATCTTCTCAAAGATTTTAGCACCGTATGTATATAACATAACCTTACCTTCGTTCTCACGATTCTCAGGATCAGAAACAACATAGATGTTTGACACATAGTGTAAGCGGCGCTTACGTCTACGAGCCATATCTTTATCAGCTTCAATACCGGTATTCCACAGT